CGTACATAGACTGCTTAAAGGATTATGTGAGGGTACAGAACAAGTACCTCAAGAACATAGACGGAAGGTACGCAGAAGCAAAAGGTTACGTAAGATTAATTAAATCAATGAGAAAATGAAATACTATTTAGAAGATTTATGGGAGCAAGCCAAGGACTATGGCTATATTTTTAAAGGTCTAAACCACAAGTATACAATCGTTAACGGATGTAAAATTGAGAGATACAAGGACGGAACAGTTCAGTTGTATAATTGTATGGTAGGTGGTTATTGGTATAAGGAACTAACACAGATGGAGGTTCTTAATTTTGCAGAGAAGGGATTCTACAAAGCTTCATTGGAGTTGGCGATTAAGACCTTAGACAAGATAATAGCATCACAAGATGAGGTTAGGCACAAGAAGAGAATAGCTGAGTTGTCTAGGCTAAAGAAGTTGTATACTAAAAAGCTTAACAATGAAGGTTAACGACATTGTTGCGGTGTCTACCATGAACGGAACCAAGTTCGGTAGAGTAGTTACAAAGAACAAGAAAAGAGTAACCGTGAATGTAGGAGGTAATATAATAACCGCTGAAGTCCGGCACATCACTAGAGTTTATGAAAATCACTTATTAAAAAAATTAAATAAAACATTATGAAGCAAACGGCAAGTGTAATAAAAAGCACAATATTAAACCTTTTTTCACCTTAAAAGACACATTATGAAGACATTAACATTAATCATTCTATCAATTATGGCTGGCAACATGGATAGCACCACATGCACGGCTGTAAATGTAGATACAAAAGACACGGGCACACTGGTTGTATTTAATACTTGTGTGCTAGAAGGAGACACAATTAAATTTAACAAATGAAAGACAACATCAATCCAAACCACTACAAGAACGGAAAGGTCGAAGCGATCGACGCTATTGAAGCCGCAACTGTGAATAAGTTGGGGATAGAAGCAGTTTGCGTAGCGAATGTTATTAAGTATCTTTGGAGATACGAAGAAAAGAATGGGCTAGAGGATATAGAAAAAGCCCACTGGTATTTACAAAAACTAATTACACACTATAATGAGAACATCAGAAAAAACAACGAACTTGAACAAAGCGATGTTCGAGTTCCAACAGAAAGTCCAGAAAATCAAAAAGGACTCAAAAAATCCACATTTCAAAAGCTCGTACGCGAGTCTAGCCAACATTTTGGACAGCGTAATGCCAGTCCTTACGGAGGTTGGTATTGTAGTAACACAAGCGCCTATGGGGGATGTCTTGATTACGAGATTGACTCATAGCGAGTCTGGAGAGCACCTAGAGTGCGAGCACGACCTAGTCATGAAAGACCCTAACAATCCACAGGCGATTGGGTCAGCCATGAGTTACGCTCGTCGTTACAGCTTGACTAGTTTATTAGTCTTGAACATTGATGACGACGACGCACACGCTGCTTCACAGCCAGCAGCCACACCTGTTCTACAGAAGTTAACGATGAAGAGCAAGGCTTGGAAGGCGGCAGAACCTAAGATTATCGAATGGATAGGAATGGGTTATGGCGTAGAGGAAATCAAGAAAGAGGTAGCTAAAAAGTACACGCTCGGTAATGACGTAATCAAGTTTATCAACGATCAAAAATGATTGACAAACTAAGAGATGATGAGCATTATTACGGAGAGTATGGCAAGAAATACCTATCTAATTCTGATATTGGTACTCTGCTTAGCAATCCTCAGTCCTATGGTGTTCAACGAGAGAAAACTCCAGAAATGGTTAAGGGCAGTTATTTACATACCCTTGTCCTTGAGCCTGGTAAGGCTTTCAATTTCAGAACCATATCTGCGAGTAGTCGCAACACTAACAAGTACAAAGAGGAATCTGAAGGCGAGGTTATATTACTTGATTCGGAAGCTGAAGAGATTCGGCGGATGGCCAAGAAGATAGAGGATAACTTTGAATTATACGATCTCATTCATGTTGGAACGAATGCCTACGAGGAGCCAGCCGTTGGAGAAATCTTCGGCGCTCCTTGGAAGGGTAAGGCCGACGTGTTAAAGGACGATGTAATCATAGACCTCAAGACCACGTCAAGGATTGACGACTTCAAGTATTCAGCTAGGAAATACAACTACGACTCACAAGCATATGTATACCAACAGTTGTTTGGAGTACCCGTTGTGTTCTTGGTTATGGAGAAAGGAACACTAAGAACTGCTGTCGTTGAATGCTCACAAAGATTCCTACAAGGAGGAGAGCAGAAGGCAATAGCAGCCGTGAATGTATGGGCGACGTACTTCGGCCCAGATGCAACAGAAGACGTAAACAATTTTGTAAACCATTTAACATTATAATAATTATGGCACATTTAATTTCATTATCAATTGACGCGACTAAAATTACTAAGGGTCGCATGAAGAACGGTAAGTATGTAAACCTTACCATTAACGTAGCTGACGAAACCGATCAGTATGGAAACTCTGTATCTGCGTGGGAGGCGCAGTCAAAGGACGAGCGTGACTCTAAAGCCAAGCGTAACTACTTGGGTAACGGACGTGTACTATTCACTGAGGGTGGCGTACACAAGACAGAGAAACCAGGGGAGACGAACTCTGAACCAGTACAAGACGAAATGCCTTTCTAGTTTTTATATCTTCCATTGAGAGGGGGCTTCGGTCCCCTTTTTTTACCACTACACATTGACGCAAAATGCTATTCCCTTACTCTTTACGTAACGAGGTTTTGATAAACAAAACTCCTTATACGCGTAGGGGATTAATTCAACATATCAACATAAACTGAGGTTTTATGCGGTTCTTCGCAACATAACTTCAACATATTATAACATAAACCAACATTATGAGTGAAATAACCATATTTAAAAGCATCAAGGACACCTCTACTCCGTTTTACAGAGAGATTGGTTTAATCCTTGATAGAATCAAGAACGGCAAAAGCAAGGAAGTTGTTAATGCTATTCGCAACGAGAAAGACAAAGAGAAGATGAACAAGCTGAAGTCTACGCTTCCGGCCATCTGCTTCTCTGGAACATTTAACAAGCGTAACGATAGTTCGCTGATAGACCATAGTGGTTTTATCTGCTTGGACTTCGATGGTTACGCAAACAAGAAGGAGGTAATGGAGGCTCGTAATCGCATCATATCTGACCAATACGTATACTCTTGCTTTATCTCTCCGTCTGGTAATGGTCTTAAGGTAATCGTGAAGATTCCTAAAGACTCCATGAACCACAAGCACTACTTCAACTCCCTACAAGACCACTTCAACGACGATCATTTTGACACCACGTCTAAAAATATATCTAGGGTTTGTTACGAGTCGTACGATCCGTTGCTGTATGTAAATGAAAAATCTCTCACATGGACCGATATGGCGCAAGAGATTAAACAATACAGCGTCGATGATACTCTACTACCAAAAATCAGATTAACTCGCTCAGATGAGATTATACGACGTCTGAAGCTATGGTGGGAACGTCAGTATGGAATCGTAGAGGGAGAGAGAAACAACAATGTGTATGTATTAGCTGCTGCATTCAATGACTTTGGTATAGCACAAGACATAGCAGCTTCAGAGTGTATGCAGTTTGAGCATGAGGGATTTTCTGGAAAGGAGATACTAACCACGGTAAATAGTGCATACTCTAAGAAGGAGAACTTCAACACCAAGTTCTTTGAGGACGTGGAGAAGTACGACGAAGTGCGCAACAGATTTAAGCATGGCGTGCCAAAAAAGGACTTGCGTCTAGACTTGAGAGAGTCGGGGGTCGAAGACGAGGTAATAGACTCAGTGCTAGAGGAGGTGGAGAAGGACTTAGCCATACCGAAGTTCTGGACGGTATCGGAAAGGGGAGCGGTTAGCTTACTTCACTATGAGTTCAAGGAGTTCTTGGAGGACAATGGATACTACAAGTATTCTCCAGAGGGAACCAAATCGTATGTGTTCGTAAAGGTAAAAAACAACCTTATAGACGATACGTCTGAGGAAGAGATAAAAGACTTCGTACTCGGATACGTAAGGGAAAATGCAGAGATTAATATCTATAACTTCTTTGCTGAGAAGACCAAGTACTTCAAGGAAGAGTTCTTAAACTTGCTAGACCCTGTGGACGTATACTTCGTTAGCGACACAAAGGATACGGCTTATCTGTACTACAGAAACTGCGCCGTGTGTGTGAAGCGAGACAGCATTGAGACCATAGACTATATGGACCTTGGTGGTTACGTGTGGAAGAAGCAAGTTATTCAGAGGGATTTCAAGGTACAACCAGTAGCAGATTGTGACTACAAGCAGTTTGTATTTAATGTCTCTGGAGGTGACGATGCTAGAGCACGTACGCTTGAGAGTACAATCGGATACATGCTACACGGATACAAGAACTTAGGCTACTGTCCGGCAGTGATTGTAAACGACGAGGTCATAACTCAGAACCCAGAAGGCGGAACGGGGAAGGGTATATTCGTTTCTGCTATCGGCAAGATGAAGAACCTAGTAATCTTAGACGGTAAGGCGTTTAGCTTTGAGAAGTCATTCCCGTATCAGTTGCTGTCTACGGACACACAAGTGCTGACATTTGATGACGTACGCAAAAAGTTTGACTTTGAGCGTTTGTTCAGTATTGTAACTGAGGGTATCACGGTGGAAAAGAAAAACAGAGACGCGATTAAGATACCATTTGAGAATGCCCCGAAGGTTATCATAACCACAAACTATGCCATAAAGGGAAAGGGTAATTCATTTGAGAGACGTAAGTGGGAGGTTGAGTTCTCTGCTTACTATAGCAAGGAGTTCACTCCAGAGCATGAGTTTGGACGTTTGTTGTTCTCTGATTGGGACGAGGAGGAGTGGTTGTTATTTGATAACTACATGATATCTTGCTTGCAAGTTTACTTGAATGAGGGCTTTATCAAGAGTAAGTTTACTAACCTTGAGATTCGTAGGTTGATTGCTGAGACTGTTGAGGAGTTTGTGGAGTGGGCTACTGACCAGCAGAATGAAGAGTTCTTTAAGATTAACGAAAGGATATATGGTCAAGACTTGCATAACGCATTTGTTAGTGACAATAGTGACTTTCAGAAGCTAAGCAACAGAGTGTTCTACCGTTGGATAGATGCATACATAAACTACAAGTTTAAGACTTCTGCCAAGTGGGCTAGAGACATGAGGGGTAAATATTTTATGATTGAAGGAAAATGATTGTATTAAGAGATTATCAAGAGAAGATAGCTAGCGACGCTAGCGACATAATTAGTAAGCGTGGATATGTTTACTTGGCCATGGAGGTTAGGACGGGGAAAACTCTTACCGCTTTACAGGTGGTAAAGAACCGTAACAAAAAGAGTGTATTATTTGTAACAAAGAAGAAGGCCATAGACAGCATACTGGAGGACTACATGAAGTTTGACTGCAAGTTTGCTATGGACGTGGTAAACTACGAGAGCGTTCACAAATATTCGGTTCACCAGTACGACATGGTCATCCTTGACGAGGCTCATGGCATGGGTGCGTTTCCTAAGCCAAGTGGAAGGACAAAGGCTGTTAATGCCATATTGTTCAAGAACAACTACCCAGACGTTGTGTACCTTTCTGGTACGCCGTCTCCAGAGTCTTACTCACAGATGTATCACCAGTTCTGGGTTCTTGGACATAGGAGTCCTTTTGCTCAGTACAAGAATTTCTACAAATGGGCGCATGAATTCGTTAACATAAAGCAACGTAAGATTGGATCCATGATGGTTAATGATTACAGCGACGCGTCGCAGAAGTTAGTTGAGGGGGTTACCCGTGAGTTCATGATTTCGTGGACGCAAGGCGAGTCGGGCTTCAAGTCTCATATAGACGAAGAGGTATTGACGGCGAGTGCTCCTCCTGTAGTTATTGATATAGCCAAGAAGTTGAAGAAGGATTCTGTTGTGGAGGGAAAGGAGGAGGTCATACTTGCTGATACTGGAGCTAAGATGATGCAGAAGCTTCATCAGATATACTCTGGCACTGTCAAGTTTGAGTCCGGCAACTCCATGGTCATTAGTCCATACAAGGCTGAGTTCATCAAGAAAAAGTTTGAAGGTAAGAAGATCGGAATATTTTACAAATTCGTCGAAGAGCTAAACGCACTCAAAGAAGTGTTCGGAGATTGTTTAACAACTGAACTTAAAAAGTTCGACGAAGAGGGATATCAGGTTATAGCCTTACAAATTGTAAGTGGTCGTGAGGGTATATCCTTACGAAATGCGGAGTACTTGGTGTTCTATAATATCGACTTTAGTGCCACTTCTTATTGGCAGGCAAGGGACCGAATGACTACTAAAGACAGGGGATACAACAAGGTCTACTGGATTTTTTCTGACTGCGGAATAGAGCGTGATATATACAAAACTGTGAATAACAAAAAGAACTATACCCTCTCACATTTCAAGAAGGATTTGCTATCTTTGTAGGCTCATGCTGAGCGAACAGAAGGTACAAACAAAGAGAATAAAAGAATTAGAAGCCGATGGTTATTATGTCATTAAGCTTATAAAGACAAACAAGAATGGCATACCGGATCTTATCGCTATTCATCCCGAAAAAGGAGTGCTCTTCTCCGAAGTAAAAAGAGCAAATGGTAAACTGTCACCATTACAGAAGTACAGAATTGAAGAACTAAAAAAACTAGGATTTAACGTAGAAGTACATTATGGAAAAACTGATTAAAAGCGCACACGGTGTTGCAAAACAAAAAGGATTTTGGGACGAAGAAAGAAACGTACCCGAAATGTTAATGCTCGTAGTGAGCGAATTATCCGAAGCTCTAGAGGCTTTGAGAAAAAACCATTACTGCGATCAATTCCAGGCTAAGGAGCTTTACAAGTATGTCGAAAATGATAGGATAAATGGCGAAATGGTTGCCGCTTGGAAGAGAAAATTTGAGTCAAATGTCAAGTCTTCTTTTGAGGACGAACTAGCAGATGTTGCTATTCGCTTATTTGATATGTGCGGAGGTTTAAAGATTGACCTTGAAAAGCACATCGAGATGAAAATGAAATACAACAGCTTACGCCCTTACAAACACGGAAAGAAATTTTAACATGAGACAAGAACAACAAATATTATCAGACATCACAACTTGGATGAAGTATTCCAAGTTCATCCCCGAGAAAAACAGAAGAGAGACTTGGGAAGAGTTAGTAACTAGAAACAAGAACATGCACATCGAGAAGTTCCCAAATTTGGAGCCGTTGATTGAGCAAGTTTACGAAGCTGTGTACGACAAGAAAGTATTGCCTTCTATGCGTTCGTTGCAGTTTGGTGGTAAGGCCATCGAAGTAAACCCAGTTCGTTTGTTTAACTGTTCCTACTTACCTATCGATCACTTCAAAGCGTTTAGTGAGACTATGTTCTTGTTGTTGTCTGGAACAGGCGTTGGATACTCTGTGCGTAATGCAGACATCGAAAAGCTTCCAGCTATTGCTAAGCAAGAGAAGGCCAAGAAGTATTTGGTTGGTGACTCCATTGAGGGATGGGCTGATGCTATCAAGGTTCTAATGAAATCTTACTTTGGTTTGATTTCTTGGAAGCCTCGTTTTGACTTCCGTTCTATCAGAGCAAAGGGTGAGCGTTTAATCACTAGCGGTGGTGTTGCTCCAGGCCCAGAACCTTTGAAGGTTTGCTTATCTCAGATTGAGGCCATACTGTCTACCAAGAAGGATGGAGAAAAGCTAACGTCTTTAGAGTGTCATGATATTTTGTGTCATATTGCAGACGCTGTTTTATCCGGCGGAATTCGTCGTTCGGCTATGATTAGCTTATTTGACCTAGACGACCAAGACATGCTTACGTGTAAGTTTGGTAATTGGTGGGAAGTTAACCCACAGCGTGGACGTGCTAACAATAGCGCAGTAATGAAGCGTGGTGAGGTAACTAAGGAGCAGTTCTTGGATTTATGGAAGAAGGTTGAGCTGTCTAACAGCGGAGAGCCTGGCATTTTCTTTACTAACGATGATGATAGTGGAATAAATCCTTGCGCTGAGATTGCGTTGCGTCCAAACCAGTTCTGTAATTTGGTTGAGATAAACGCGTCTGATGTTGAGGACCAAGACGATTTAAACCATCGTGCTCATTGTGCGGCGGTAATCGGAACGCTTCAAGCTTCTTACACTGACTTTCATTACTTGCGTTCTGTTTGGAAGAACACCACTGAGAAGGAGGCGTTGTTGGGAATTGGTATGACAGGTATCGCTAGCGGCAAGGTTCAAAAGCTTGACCTAAAAAGAGCTGCAAGTGTAGCTAATTTGGCAAATCAATTGATAGCTGAGCAGATAGGAGTCAACGAAGCCTACCGGATTACATGCGTAAAGCCAAGTGGTACGTCTTCATTGGTGTTGGGTACCTCTAGCGGAATCCATGCATGGCACGATCAACACTACATACGTCGTATCCGTGTGGGTAAGAACGAGGCTATGTACACATACTTATCTGTAAGGCATCCAGAGCTCCTTGAGGACGATGTATTCAAGCCAGATACCCAAGCTGTTATCTCTGTCCCTCAAATGGCTCCAGAGGGCTCCGTATTGCGTTCTGAGGAGAATGCCATTGAATTTTTAGAGCGAGTGAAAGATATACACGATAGATGGGTTAAGCCAGGTCACGTTAAAGGTAATAACACACATAACGTATCTGCGACTGTAACCATCAAGCAAGACGAGTGGTCAACTGTTGGTGAGTGGTTGTGGGAGAATCAAGACAGCTATGCTGGTTTGTCGTTCCTTCCAGAGGATTTAGGCACCTACGTACAGACTCCTTTTGAAACCATTACGAAGGAGAAATACGACGAGTTGGTTGGTAAAATCCACGACATTGACGTTAAAGATATCGTTGAAATGGAGGACAATACAACCCTCAAAGAGAACCTAGCATGCGCTGGAGGTAACTGCGAGATTTAATCAACAATCTATCAACAAATGGCCCATTGTTAACTCAGTGGGCTATTTTTGTTTGACGTGGGAATACTGGAACACATAGAATACACGAATAGAGTGTCTGAGCAAGCAGCTGACTTGATAGCTGAGATGTACGAAGCAATGATTGAAAAGGACAATGACGAAGTTGTTCGCATATGCGATGAGATACTAGAAATACTAAATACAATCAAAGAATACCATACAGATGAAACCTTATTATGAAAGAGCTGTCGAGTTGCTTAGAGATGAAAGTCTAAGTCACACCAAGATAGCCAAGAAGATTAAAAAAGAGTTTGAACTAAAAGAGGATCAAGACTCAATCAGAAGAAACATTAGCAATTGGTCCAAAGAAGGCCCACATAAGGCGCTAGAAGCGTACTGCGAAGAGTTTGGAATACCCGTCAGTCAAGTTGGTCACTATTGGTATAAAGGAAAGCATATATCTATACATGCTAAAACTGAAAACCAAAAGACATACGAGGACCTTAGAGACGAGATTATTGCGGAGATGGAGCAACACGCTCCAGAGTATCCAAAGATTTATTATACGCCTCAAGAGAACCCTCATTTGCTCGTTATCGATCCTGCTGACGTTCACATTGGAAAGTTATGCTCTGCATTTGAGACTGGAGAAGATTACGACTGCGAGATAGCCGTGAATCGTGTGCGTGAAGGAGTTGAGGGAATACTCAGAAAGGCAAGTGGTTTTAAAGTGGACCAAATCCTTTTTGTTGCGGGTAACGACATACTGCACGTAGACAGCCCTAAAAGAACTACTACGTCTGGTACACCACAGGACACCGACGGCATGTGGTATGATAACTTCTTAAAGGCAAAGCGTTTATATGTTGACATCATTCAAAGGCTGCTTCACTTTGCTCCAGTACACTTCGTATACAATCCATCAAACCACGATTACATGAATGGATTCTTTTTGGCGGATGTTATACAGACATGGTTCAAAACGTGCAGTGCGGTCACGTTCGACTGCTCTATAGCGCATAGAAAATATTACAAGTATGGTAATAATTTGATTGGTACAACTCATGGGGATGGGGCTAAGAATAATGACTTGCCCCTCCTTATGGCTCAAGAGTCATCTGCTGACTGGTCAAATACCAAACACAGATACGTGTATACACACCACGTACACCACAAGAACGCTAAGGATTATATTGGTGTTACTGTAGAGAGCTTACGTTCGCCTTCTGGGACTGACGGATGGCACCACAGAAACGGATATCAGCATAACCCTAAAGCCATCGAGGGATTCTTGCACTGCAAGGACAATGGTCAAGTAGCACGACTAACACATTTATTTTGAGTAAGCACGCAAACTTACCATATCACTTCTACGTAAACGTAGACAATAAATTTCTAGGACCTAACATGCCCGAGGGTGTCACACCAGCCATATGGCACGCCGTGTATGGAAGGCCTTATCAACTTCTTCTTTGTCATGTCGTATTAGAGAGTGGAGCTCATTGGAGTGGGCTCCCTCTTCATGCGATTTCTATGGAGAAGGATTTTTCTTTGGACCACGAAGAATTGATGCCCTGGAAGTGCATGGGTGAAGACATGGACGTTGTACAGCTAGAATACTTAGAAGGATTAATTGTAGAGACTAGGGCTGGCATAGGACGCCATACAGGCATTATCGTTGATTGGCATGATGGATTTAGCAGGTACCAACACGAACATAAGCCTTTGAGCCTCGTAGAGCTTAAGACGGGACAATTTGCACTACAGCCTAATAATTATTGTAGGTACAAAGACAATCACTTCACAAGTGACAAGTATAACGAACAAACAAAACTTTATCGCCGAGGCGAAGATTTATATTGGGAGAATAAATTATGAGTGAATATTTAACAGCAGACGGATTTGACAAAGCGATCATTGGTATCGAAATGTACAGTCAAAGAGTTATTTACGACAAGTACCTAATGTGCGAAGTACTAATGGAGGAAGATGAAATGTCCGAAGAGGATGCAATCGACTTTTTGTCTTATAATGTATGGGGAGCGTACGTTGGTGAGCATACGCCGATATACGTAGATGTAATGGATGCTGATTATTTTAAAGAATTTATTGGTAAAGATGATTGACATAGTAGAGGGTTACACCAACGGTAAAAAAGAGTGGCGTGTATACGTCAACCAAAAATGGGTAGAGCAGTTTGAGAATTACGACGAAGCCATGGTTTTTAAGATGCGCCTACTACAGATGAACAAAGAGAAGGCGTCTATTGCCACCGACGAACAACCACATTGGATTGACGAAGATGGCAATATTCACTTCAAGCACGAGAAAAGTTAATTAATCTCCAAGCACTATAGGCTTTGGTTTTCCAGTAGAGCTCCCTTTTTGGGAGCTTTTTGCTTTTTTCATATCCTTGTACAACTCGTGCATCATAATTCTTCTTACGTCCTTGTATAGAGGTATGTATCCAGTGTTTCCTAGTATTTCTAATGGAGTTCTGGTGGTAAGCTCTTTCATTCTTCTTTCTACGGCATCTGGAGTCTTTGGTGATCTAGCTGCTACCTCAATAGTTCTAGCGGCTGTTGATATAGCTGGTCCAAATGCTCCAGAGAACCCTTTGATGTATTCAATTGCCTGACCCTTCTTTCTTTCGTCTTTAGGTATTATTGTGTACTGCAATGAGTTTTTGTAAGGATCGTAATCACCTTCTCTTAAAAAGTCTAAGAAGTTTTCGTTAACGTACTCAGTACCTATATTTATTGGAGCCTTAATAAGATTACCAAAGTTTCTACCTAGTAATAGCCCTGTTAAGGCAGAACCAGTTGCCTGTCCAACCTTTTGCAATAAAGTATCTTCGTCTTCTTCGTCGTCATCAAATCCAAGTAGGCTCATAAATACGTCTATCATCTCGGTTGACAAGAAGCTATACGTAATCATTCTAGCCATTGTAGCTCCTAGGATTGCTCCTCCCTGTTTTTTTGATATACTTCCATTACCCATAAGTGCATAAACTCCAGTTCTGGCGGTTGAGTATTCATATATTAAGAATCTGGTCATGAAGTTGTT